CAGACCTGTTTGGAGATCCTCCTCGTCGTCATCGTTCACTGATCCCGGCCGAGGTGTGAAAAAATGGGGAGACGCCAGGCAATTTCTCCTTGACTCCAACGGGTCCGGCGGCTTAAATATGTCGCCTTGCCGATTGTCGCGCCCAGGTAGCTCAGTCGGTAGAGCAGAGGACTGAAAATCCTCGTGTCGGTGGTTCGATTCCGCCCCTGGGCACCATTCAAAATCAAATGCTTACGAAAGAAAGTGCCCCGCATGGAACGGGGCTTTTTCGTGCCCTGGGCTACCTCTTGAGTCCATTCACGTTGTGTAGCGCGGCGTTTGGTTTGCGAGGTAGTGGCGCTTGGTTTGATGTCGGTTGAACGGCCACTCACTAGCTGTTTTTAGACAGCTCCGCATCAATCTCTGTGCGGTATCCACTCCCGTCGATCGTGTGGGTGACACGGGTGGCGCTCCACGTGCCATCCACCCCTTCACGGAACCCGGTCAGGATGACCGGCGTGCCCGCCGCCAGCAGCGGATTGCCCGGCAGAACGAGGCGGCCGGTGGAGGATCCACGGTTGAGGGCCGCCAGGCGGGATTGCGCGGCCGCGCGGGCGGAGGCCTCATCCGGGTAATCGCCGAGGAGGCTCTTGGACGGTTCTCCAGATTCCCCCACGCGCACCGGCACCCGCTTGCCGGACAGCTTGTCGTGCCAATGGGAGATCACCGCCCGGTACTTGCCGCGATCGGCCAGGGTGACCTGCCACCGGGTCACTTCTTCCGGTGTCAGGGTCACCGGGCTCAGCTGCCGTCCACTGGCGGCGCGATCCTCTCCGCGCGGCACGAACAGCAGGTGTCCTCCGGCCGGCTTGGCCACGGCGTCATACTGTCGGGCCAGGCGGGTGAGCAGGTGCAGGTCGCTCTCGTCGGTCTGGTCCAGGTGGGGGATGTGGATGGCTGCCAGGAATTCGTCCACGCGGGGCTCGAATCCGTTGCGCCGGGCAATGGTGGCAACCAGGTCGCCCAGGGTGAGGTCATCCCAACCCTGGGTGCGGCTCTGGCGGAGAGTGGCCTTGCGATGGCGGGCCGTTTCTGAACGGCCCAGGTGGGCCGCATGGGCACGGATGAGCAGGGTGGATGGCGGCCCCTGCAGCTCAATTTCGTCGACAACCCACAGCCCCATGTCGGCCAGGCCGGTTTCCCGGTAGCCGATGGAGATTTCCAGCTCCGCGCCGGTGCGCGGCAGTTCGATCCGGTGGCCACGGTCGTCCAGGCGGATCTCGGCCGTGTCGGATTGTTCTCCGGCTGCATCGGACAGGCGCAGAGAGACCAGCCGGTCGGCAATGGCCGCGGTGATGTCGCGGGCGTCGGCAAGGATGCGCCAGGCGGGCCGCATGTCAGTCCCAGAGCCTCACGGTGTCGATTCGCCGGTCTGGCCTGGGAATGTCCGGCAGTTCCAGCAGCACCCCGGAGGGCAGCACCGCACCCAGGTCCGCCAGGCCGGGATTGGCCTCGAGAACCGCTTTCACGGCGCTTTCGCTGCCGTAGTAGCGCCAGCAGATTTCATCCAGCACATCGCCCTCTCGGGTGCGGTATTTCATCCGTCGCCCCCGGCCAGCGCTGCCTGGACGGCATCACCGGCCAGATCCAGCGCACCTTCACGGACAAATTGGACCAGACGGTCCCCGATGGTCTTGCCCGGTTGGACGCGCGCCGCGTATTCATCGAACAACTCGATATTGGTGTCCATGCTCATGTCCTGACGGGGGAGTCCTCTCCGTAATAGCTCAGCTCCAGGCGAAACTCGATCTTGCGCGGCGCGCCGCCCGGCAGGTGGTGCGTGCCGGTTTCCTCGACCCGGGTGATGACCCAGTACCCCATGAGCAGCCCGGTGTACGCCTCGGGCGCGGCGATGAGCAGCAGCGGCTTGCCGCCCTGGGCCTCGGTGCGCATCCGCTCCACCTGGTCCACGCTGCCAAACTCCCCGGGATAGATGACCCCGTTGAGCTGGATGCGCTGGTTGCCCGGGCCCAGGTACTGACGCGCGGGATCACGGGCCAGGCGCTCCTGCGCCGGCCAGCGGTATTCAGTGGTGCGTTGCAGTTGCTGATAGGCGGCAGTGTGGGTGGCGAAGCTGTAGGCACCCAGGCGGAGCATGATTTCAGCCATGTCAGGCGCCTCCCACATCGTCGTCGTAGAGGGCGGAGCGGGCATGCACGCGCTGCCGCCGTTCCAGTTCGTCGGCCACGCGGCGGGCCAGGGCCTCGGCATCTTCACCGGGCTGCTGGGCAATCTGGATGGTGGTGCTGTTGTTCACCACGGGCGCGGCAGCAGACGGAGCTGCCGCCGCCGGGGCGGCCGCCGCAATGGTAGCCGCGGCCACCGCCGTCCGCGCCCCGGCTTTCGGCTTGGGCTCCTCATCGTTCCACCAGGCCTTGAGATCGGCCCAGGCGGAACCCACGGCGTCCGAGGCCGCACTCGCCTTCTCGCCCACCCAGTCGGTGACGCTGGATCCCATCTCCTTGGCGCCGTCCCAGATGGCGCCCAGTTTTTCCGCCACCCACTCGATCTTCGAGACAATGGCGCCGATCACCTGGTCGAACGTCTCTTGGATGCCGGCCCAGAGGTCACGGAAGAAATCCCCGATGGGCTCCCAGTAGGTGTAGATGAGGCCCGCGGCCAGAGCGATGCCTCCGATCACCAGGCCGATGGGGTTGGCCATGAGCGCCATCCCCAGGGTGCGGATGCTCGTGGCCACCATGGGAAGCACGGCACGACCCAGCCGCAGCAGGCCAGCCCCAAGCCCCTTGGTGGTCTCCCAGAGCATGCCAATGCCGTTCCTGGCGTCCGAGGCCAGGGTGCCCAGATAGCGCATGGCCACACCACCGACGAACAGGCCACCGAAGCCGGCCACCACGCCGCCGATGGCCTGGCCCAGGGCCGGATACTCCTCCACCAGCGCCCCCACCCACCGCGCGGCATCGGCCAGCGCGCCGGTGACCCGGTTGAGCACGGGCAGCAGGGTACCGGCCAGCACGGTTCCAATGATGCGCAGGTTGTTGCCAAGGATCTTCATCTGCCCGGAACTGGACTGGAGGAACTTCTGGTAGCTCGTGTCCACCAGGCCCGCGGACCCCTCCTTCACGTCCTTGTAGTCCTCCCCCAGCTTGTCCAGGCGCTTGCCGAAGGCGACCAGGGCGCGCACGCCCTCGATGCCGAATGTCTTCTGCAGCTCGTCCGCAGTCTCCTGGCTCATGTGATCGAAGCCGCCGATGGCGTCACTCAGATTCTGCAGGGTGGCGATCACGTCCAGCCCACCCTGTGCATTGCGCGCCAGCGAAAACCCGAACTTCTCGGATGCGCTGCTCAGCTTGGCCAGGGTGGCGGTCAACGCGGTTCCGGCCATGGAGCCCTGGAGGCCCGCGGAGTTGAGGGCTCCGATGAGCGTGACGCCCTGGGCCAGCTCAATGTTGTATTGGGCCAGGGCCGGGGCGGCATATTTCATGGACTCGCCGAGCTGGCCGAAGTCCCGGATCTGGAACTTGAACTGGGTCTTGGTCAACAGCTCGCCGATCCGGGCCAGCTTGTCCCCGGTGGAACCGGAGAGGGAGCTGCCCAGGTTGTTGTAGGTGGTGGCGATCACCTCACCCACCTGCTCCGGCAGGCCTGCGGTCACCGTGGCCACCTTGGACACGATTTCAGACCCGACACGCGCCGCGGAGGCCTCCAGGCCCGCGGAGTTGAGCGCGTACTCGATATCGAGCATCTCGGTTTCGGTGGCCAGGTTCCGCCGGGCGAAGGCCAGGGCGTGGCGCCGGCTTTCCTGCAGCGCCCGGCCCGTGTCCTGGGCATTGAGCACCGTGCCCAGGCGCACCTGGGCATCCTCGAACCGCATGGACTGCCGGAACAGGTTGGTGCCGGCCCAGGCGGCCCCCGCCGCCCCCATGAGCCGCCCGCGCAACGCCGACCGGGCCTGCTGATTGCGGGCATAGGCGGCCCGGGCCTCCAGGGCGCGCTGATTGCGCTTGAGCTCTGCGTGCAGGCGCCGCTCCTCGCGCACGATCTCCCCGATGCTTAGACCGTAGCCCCGGGCCGCCTGCTTGGCCGCCTTGTAGCGTCGCTCCAGGTCGGCGATTCCGCGCTCCAGGCGGGCGCTGGAACGACCGGTGGCCGCCTGCTTTTGACGCAGGGCCTCGAGCTTCTCCCGGTACCGGATCACCTCGCGGGCCGCCTGGAGCTTGCGATCGGTTTCCCGCACCGCCTTGCCCAGGGAGAACATGCTCTTTTCGGCCGCACCAAAAGCGCGCCTCCAGGCCGCGCCCAGGGTGGCGCCGATGGTGATGCCGAGGGAAAGGGAGTGATCCGCCATGTGCTATGCTCTGAGTATGTTCACGCCAAACAGAGACTGGACCGACCCGGCCCGGCCGGGCCATGTGGCCTGGCTGCTGTTCCTGTCCTGGTGTGTCGGGCTTGCCTGGTTCGGCGGGGATTCCTGGTGGGATGCGGTGACCGCCGCGTTCCTCGGTCTGCCCGTGGTGGCCCTGCTGTTGTTCCTGCCATACTTCATCGCCCTGTGGCTGGTTGCATCGATGCTGCGGTTTGCAGCCAGGCGAGCAGCTCGTCTCCATCCAGGTCGAGCAGCTCGCCCAGGCTCCACCCGGTATGCCCGGCGAGGGTGATCACCGCCCGCCGGGCCTCTTCCCCACTCAGGACAAAAAACCCCGGTAGGCCTCCTGCAGCGCCTGGTAGTCCGCCAGGTCGAGCGATTCGATGACCGAGGGGGCCACCTCGCACAGGCTGGCGAACATGGCCACCTCCTTCTCCGCATCGGAGCCGCTGCGCTTTTCGGCCGCCAGCATGTCGCGCACCCTGGGCCGGCGCATGAGCAGCCTGTCGAGGGTGCGGCCTTCGGCCTCCACGGGGTGTGCCAGCTTCACCTCTGCGCTCATTCGACCGCCTCCTTCTTCCGGCCACGGCCGGCCTTGCTTCCATCCGCCGGCTCGATATGCCCGGAAGCGAGCAGGTAGCGGGCCGCGCGTGGAGACAGGGTGACGGTTTCACCGGGCGCCTCGCCGGTGCTCAGGGTGCGCAGCACCCTGTACTTGTGTGCTTCTGCCATGATGCCTCCTTACATGCCCAGGACGGCGCGCATGGAGGCGAGTTGGTCCTCGCTGTCTGGTACCATGTCATTATATACCGAGAAGCCGGGAACGATTGTTCCTGGCACATGAGCTGATCGACCTGTTTCTGGAAGACCTGAAGGAGTGAAAGCCATGGCCTCGAGGATCCATGCCAACGCTCGCACCACTCCCCGTATTAGACGGGAGATCCAGATGGCGCCTCCGTCGGT